GAATGGGCGCATTGTCAGGAGAGCATTTGCGCTGTCCTAATTGCGGAAGTGTGGATATTGAGCGCAGAGGATATGCGTATACAACAGTATCCAGATTCCAGAGGTTCGTGTGCAAGTCATGCGGTAAGTGGAGCAGAAGCAACAAGAGAAATTTCGGCGCGGATATTGTGGAAGTAGCAGCATGATTTATACAGTAAGCCTTAAAGAAGTTTTAGCTCTGGGCAGCATGTTTGCTGATGAGCATATGAACAGGCTTACTGTAGGAGACAAGCTGCCTGATATACACATGGAGATTCTGTTAACCAGGACTGATCAGTATCATATGCTGAAAGAATCCATGAAGTACTACGGGCAGCTTGTCCCGCTCCACGTATCAAAAGATAAAATGCGCCTGAAGGATGGACTTCACAGAGTGGCTATAGCCTCTGACTTAGGATGGCGTAGTATAGAACTAAGTACTGAAAAACACGTATGCATGGAGTGGAATCACTCTGAGGCAGGAGCAGAATACTACAGGTTATGGAATGAGCGGCTTTTACTACGATCCTTGGGAGAAAATTCTCCCGCCTAAACTAGAGGAAGCACCAGATCCTGATGAGCCACCACCAGATCCCAAAGATAAATTCTGGGAAGAGGCGGTGGAAAGAGGAACACATATCGGTCCTCCTCAAAGACTGTACACACAAGTTTGCAGATTCGGTCCTGATGGTGAGCATACTTCTATGGCTAAAGACTGTCCGCATTTCAACTATGAAGATGAGACAGGAAAGAATATAAGGAAGGGCTGGACAGTACAAGGAGGTTAAAAATGCACAAACATATACCACCGGATCACCCGTGGTGGAACCCTGTTCATTGGTCCGAAACAGTAAAGCTCTGGATAGGATCAATCTCATCAGCCCCATTGGGCTTACTGGCGAGAAAGATCTTTAAAAGCGGAAGAGACAAATATAAAAGTACTAGAGAAGCGGAGCAGATACAGCTTCCTAAAAGGCGGCGAAAGAGATGATTAAAGAGCCCTTAGTGGATTTTATAGGGCAAGCCTTAGTATTTGTGATCACAGGAGCCCTTATTCATGGCTGGTCCCCGTGGAAATATCTTAAGAGGAAAAAATGGCAAGAAAAAGAAATCAAGCAGGAAATGTCAACATCAATGCTGAACAGCAAAGAATAAGGAGGCGTAATCCTCGCCAGTATGGGTATACTGAGCAAAAGGTAGCCAGAAAGATTGAGCCGAAAAGGTTCGCTGCCTTTGAGGCAGAGGATGATTTCATTCCGCTGACTTATGACCCTACTCATACTTCATGGCCAGCTAATGGCTATAACCACAGGAGAACTTCTGCCGCTGGATATGATAAGAGGAGGGGCATACTAAGAATAGAGTTCTTTACTGACGGAGCACTGTATGACTATGGTACTGTTAAGCCTGTTCCTCCTTCTGTTGCTATGGCTTTTCGCAGAGCTAATAGTCCGGGGCGGTTTATAAATACCACACTGGAAGCATATGGATATGAGCGGATTAATTAGTGCAGACACACGGAAATAAGATATTCGTCGGTACCATTAACGTCAAATGGTATACTCCCCCGATCTGGCAGACATCTGTAACTGAAATCGAATATCCCTGGAGAATCTGTTACTCCGGTTTGATGATCAGATTCTGGTGGAATAAGGCACTGATTATAGGAAAGTGGTGCGAGAGTAAGCTTACTGAAGAACAGCAGCTTATACTCGCAATGAGAGGCAGGGTAATTGAAGGCAACAAGGGCGGCGCTTTTCGGGCAGAGGGCAAAGATACTGGAGTTGCAGAATCAACTGGAGAATCTGGAAGAGATCAAGAAGACCTGGGACACTAAAGAACACAGAACTGCTGTAGAGAATGCCAGGAAGATGAGCATCCATGACATGCTGGACTGGGCAGACAGAGCAGCAGAAGGAATACAGAGAGCTTTAGATGATTACAGATTTGATGCTAATCCCGTAAGTTTGGTAGAATTGAAAACCGCTGTGACGGGATTGCAGGCGCTGGTTGAAAGACTGGAAGCCAAGCATGGTAGGCTAGAATAAGCAAAGATTATATCTGGTATTTCATTGCGCAAGAGCATCACGTACCAGTTGACATAAATAGGCCAGGTTTTTATGTATATATTCGCGCACCTTTGGCCCTATATATCAGTCAGTGGTGGTGCTGCTGTCGTATTGTATTTCATGGTACGCAGAAGAGACGCGCGTGCCCCCCTATTTGTTCCAGGCTGGGTATATGAGGATAAGAATAAAGAATGTGAAGAACTAAAAGAAGCAATAAGGATAGAAAGACAACGCGGAGATGCAGCAGTCGCAGCAGCTAATATTACCAGAGATGTACTCTTGTCTATCCAGTCCGCCAGGGATGCTAATGTGGTTCAGAAGAAAGACGAGTGAGGCGTTAGAGGCTGCCGTAAAAGAGCGTGAGGCGGCAGAACACAGGCTGAGTGAGGCTAGAGTAGTTATAAAAGAGCTACATGTAATCAGGCAGCACAATCATTTCGCAGAGTCCATACCAGGATACATGGCTGCAACAGAAGAGACAAGAAGAGATAATGACCGTAGTACCCACACAGTTTCAGCTAGATCTGTCTAACGCAGTAATCGAGTTTTCTTTTTTCGCTGCTCTTTTGTTCATGATCGGGTATACTGTATTTGCAAAGTGGTGGCAGCACCAGCTTGGCTGGGCCAGGATATCGCTTGATTTCGGTATAGCTCTGGCACTCAGCCCCACGATGCTTAACCGGCTGTTTAATATAAATCCTTTCAGCAACCAGTTTGGGTTGTGGTACCAGATAAGCGCAGTAGGATTTGTCGGATGCATCTCTTTGTGGAACTTGTGGTTAGTCGGTAAGACTCAGATTAAGGCATGGAGAAATGGCAAGGAAAAATCATCCAGGAGGAATTCATATCAGGCCATCACACAGAGGGAGATTGACGGCTAAAGCCCATGCTGCGGGTAAGTCTTTATCCGAGTATGAGAGTAATCCTGGTCCTCATCCTTCTGAATCAACAAAGAGGCAGATAATCTTCGCAGAAAATGCGAAGAAGTGGAATCATTAAATGAGGGGCCTCTGGCACTGGCTTATTGATAATGGTAATGGACAGGACGCCTGGACTGATTTCGTTCTGATAAATTTCTGGACAATACTTGCCATTGTGGTATCTCACAGGAAAGCCAGGAAGCAAAGAGACAAGCAGCACGAGGAGACAATGAGAGCACACAGGAGAACTCAGGAAAATCTGGGTGTGACTGCCGAATAAATGTGATAGCCTTGATATGTACATATCAAGGCTATTTTTATTTGGGGCATAAATGACGGACACAATTCTGGAAGGCTATAACGAGGAATTCGCTGACGAGACAGCGACAGAAAGAGAAGCGCGACTTTCATCAGAGGTTGTGCTTGACGAGACCAGCAAGCTTTTCGTAGAGAATCTGACAGACAGGCTTATGGTTGTCTGTGACGCTATCTGCGGACACAACTTCTATGACTACCAGAAGCCTTTCGCCAGAAGATTCTTTGAGTCTTTAATCATTGATGACGGCGCGACTATAACTGCGCTGTTCTCACGACAGTCAGGCAAGACTGAAACTGTAGCTAACGTTGTAGCTACAGCTATGATCATGATGCCGAGACTGGCCAGGGTATTTCCTGACCAGCTAGGAAAGTATAAAGAAGGCGTGTGGGTTGGTGCCTTTGCTCCTGTTGAGGAGCAGGCGGACAACCTTTACGGAAGAATAGTAGCAAGACTTAATTCAGACTCAGCTAAAGCCATCATGAGCGATCCTGAGATCAATGAGCAAGTTGTAGGGCGAGGTAAGGTACTTGTCCTTAAGAACAGCGGCTCAGAAGTAAGAAAGACTACCTGCCATCCAAGAGCGACTATTGAAGGTCGTACTTATCACATCATCTTAGTTGACGAGTGCCAGTTTGCTGACACTTATACTATTGATGCCCGCGTGTCACCTATGGGTGCTGCCACCAACGCAACGAAAGTATTTACCGGGACTCCTTCATTCAGCAAAGGAGTCTTCTACCGGGAAATCCAGAGAAACAAAAGAAATGCCACAAAGACAGGCAATAAGAATAATCATTTCGAGATTGACTGGCGTGTGGCAGCTAAGGCCAATCCGCAGTATAAGAAGTTCGTTAACCACGAACTGCTGAGACTGGGCGAAGATTCTGATGAGTTCAGGCTATCCTACAGAATTCAGTGGCTGCTGGATAAGGGAATGTTCACAACATCAGAGAGGCTTGATGCGCTGGGCGACAAGTCTATGCAATCAGTCGTGCATGCGTGGCATCAGACTCCTGTAGTAGCTGGCATAGACTGCGGAAGAAAGCAGGACAGGACCATTGTCACAGTTTTGTACGTTGACTGGGATAATCCTGATCCGT